CAATGGATAGTTTTCGCGAATTTCTTTGATTAAATTATACTTCTGTAGATTTAATGCGCGTTCATCCAATTTTTTGCGAGTGCGAATAATTTGTTCAAGCAATCTATCAGCGGAAGTTTGATCCTTGGTCTTATCTTCCATGATTATGCGATATAATCTATTTTCTCTACCAAGTTCAGTAGATTCTGAAAAATAATCACGCAATATTGCGTTGGCTTTTGAATCCCCCTGACCGTTAAGAATGTCGGCGGTCACTTGGCGTACCAACAGTTCAAATAGTATTCCAGCATTCTTATACTTAGAGTGTTTCAGCTTCTTCATACAGTTTTATTATTTATAAATATGTGTGTGGGTGATAAAAACTCATATTTTAGAGTGGTTTATCATCATCAATTAGATTAGACTCATCCATAATGGATTTTTCTTCGGTTATTATTTTCTTATTTTTATTATTATACTTGTCCATCAATGACTTTTTTATACTTTTAAGATCTTCGTCCATGCTACCCAATGGGGAACCTCTGTATATATGAGTCGTTCTGCGGTCTGACTTGGACTTTTCTTTATTTTGTCCGTTGCCAAGAATATCTTCTCCGCGTGTTTTTGTGAATGTATCGCTATATTCTTCTTTTTTGCCGTCTTGACTTGGACGAATGCCGCGCTCTCTTTCTTTGCGAGTTTCTTCATCAAGAACTGGCTCATTTGCGTTCTTTTCTTCTTCCAACGGTGGCAAACCACCGGCTTCACCACCACCACCAGCGTCTTCGCCACCGCCACCAAGGTCTGGTAGACCGCCAGCATCTCCACCACCGCCACCCATGTCTCCACCACCACCACCACCGGATTCACCACCAGCTTCACCACCACCGGTGGTCAGAGCGGGATCACTGCCTTCGTCGGTAATTTGTTGAATTCTCCAACCTTCTTTTTTGTCTTTTATGACTTCTTGTTGCAGATCTTCAACATCATCGCCGGACATATTGAATATATTATTATATAGCCACTTCTTGCTAAACATATTGCTCTCCATCATATCGGCAGCAAGATTTACTTTATTCTGCCAAATTTCCAACTTTTCTTGTTCAAAGATGGTAGAAGGATTGCTCAATTCCAACTCAAAATCAACCAACGACGCATCTTGATATCCTTGTACATACAAATGAACAATAGCAATCTTGGTCAGTTCAGAAACAAGAATACGTTGAATACGCCCAATGGTACGAGCAAAACGAACATCTTCTGCTGCCAATGTAGCCTTGCCAGAAATACTTTCATCATAACCCAAGAATGCTTTTGGAATCTTGAGTGCTGCCATCATTTTATTACGAACATATTCCAAGTCATCAATACCAGTAAATTCCATGCCAGGTAATGTATCAATCTTTGTGCCACTGTCTCCACCACGAACTGGTAGATAAAAATCCTCAACCATATTGTTTAGATTGAAACGAAGGTTATAATCACCAGTCTTTTCATCAATATATGGCACTTTTTTAACTTGGGTGATAATCTTTTGCATGGCGGCATCAACTTCACTTGGTGCAATATTACCAACATCAATAGAGAAAATACGCTTTTCCGGAGCCTTCATGATACGATGAATCAACATGGCATCTTCCATGAGACTCAATTGCTTCCATACACGACGTGCTGGCTCAATCATACTCTTGCCATATGGCAAAAAGTTACTGTCGCTCAACAATCTAAAATGAGCAATTTCAAAGTTTTCATACTCCATGCCACCGCCCATACCATCATGCTGATATTTGACATAGTTAAGATTTTTTGGATCACTACCTTCAATACGAGTCAATTCATATGGACTGATTGGATGCACCAAGTGAATGCCATATTCTGGTGATATTTCCAATCTCAAGAAAAAATCACCATATTTACACATGTTGCGAGTCCAACTCCACATATTGAACTCAACATTTAAAATATCATAAAACAAATTGTTGAGAATCTTTTTGATGTTTTCATTCTTTGAGCGAATTGTAAGAACATTACCAAACTCACTTGGTACAAGACATTCATCTGAGTAAATATCCAATGCAGATGCAATGATTGGGTCCATGTCCATCACATCATAATCTCTAAACAATTCTAAACGACTTGCTTGATATGCCATAGACATATCGCGATTATGCAAATTGTATGTACTACTTCTTAATCTATTGAAACGATCACGCAAACTATTTCTGTCTGTTGCGTATTGAATTTCATCTGTGTCTATAACTTTTATCTTTTTTCCACCAACATGACGCACGAGCACGTCCGTTGAGAACATCTTCTTTAGTCTTGTGAATATATCTTTTTGTTCTGCCATAAGTATGTATATATATGAGCGTCTATTCTATAAATATATACTCATGATATTTTTATAAGATATATCATCACAGCAGCCATGTTAGGTCTTCTGTTTTACTTTGACCACCCACACCACTTGGACCACCAATACTCATTTTCCAAGGATTGCTGTAAACTCCATAAGGATTATTACCAGATTTGTGCAATGCCACCATGTTATTTTTTATCTGTTCGCTTGAAGTAGAACCTATCTTTGATATTATAAGACGAGTAGATTCATCTGCTTCTTTTCTCAATCGCAATGCTACATCTCTTATCCATAGTCCAATAGCCATTGACAATACAAGGTCATCATTGTAACCAGTCATGGCTTCTGCTTTGGCAGATGATCCACCGGTGTTTTTCCAGATGAATACATTCAGTTCTTCCAACAATCGCTTGCTGTGTATGATTACTTCTTTGTTGCGAATATAACTTTCAAGCTTGGATATTAGAAGCGGTCTAGACTTGTTGGATGTGGTAAAGCCCGGTGTCATTTTGCGTTCTTGGGCATTTAGCTTGTTTGTGGATTGAGATTCTATATCTACATATTGTAAATCTGATGAACTATAAAATAGATTTGGATAGTTGCTGTCTAATACAACTTGTATAACTGCCCATCCTACATTGGCATTTTCTATAACAAGTAATGCTTGATTATATTCAGTTGCAATTGTCATGAGCAATCGAGCATAATCACTTGTGGGTATTTTTCCTTTATATTCCGCTACTTGTTCCATTGTTTCTATTTCCAACACTTGACACGCACTAAAGTCGGCGGCATCTCCTCGACCAACGTCGGCACTTATCATATAACTTTTACCAGCTTCTGGATATTTGTATATCCACAATCCTTTGTCATGTCCGCGCTTTTCTGTTGGATCAATGGCATGATTTTTTTCATACCATTCTATTAGTGGAATATCAATAACGGTGTTGCCTGACGTACTAAATTCACAATCACATTCTTGTGCCGCACCTTTTTCACCAGACAACTTTGTTTGATCATCGCGCCATTTTTGATCGCGTTCTGGATGATGATTCCACGGTAAGCTGATGCGATTCATGTTGTTTAGACCAGATTCGCTTTCTGTCCACATTTTGTGAAACCAATTGCCCACACCATTTGGTGTAGACAACACAACCGCTTTACCGCCAGTAGCCAATGTGTATTGTGAAGACAACCATATTTCGTCGATATTGTCAATGAACGCAGCTTCGTCAATGATCAGCAAAGATGCGGCACCTGAACGACCGGCTGTACCGGCTGATGAAATAGCAACAATCTTGGAGCCGTTGGATAGTTTCAATGACAGTCGATTGTCTTCTGATTCTCGCAGTTTTAACCAACTTGGTAGATTGTCATTTGCAAAACGAACTTTGGTTACAATTGCCTTGGATGTTTCTTGTGTGATGCTCAAACAAATAATTTCTTTGTTTTCATGAAACACCATGAGCCACAATGAATATCCAGCAACCAATGTAGTAATACCCATCTGACGACTTTTGAGAATAATGTTTTGATCATACTTGATCAAGTCAGACAAAGTTTTGTCTTGAAATGGATAAGTAAGAAATGGCAGTGTGCCGCGAATAGGATGTTGAATCTTTACATACTTCTTCATGAAGTATATAGGATCTTTGGCACACTTTATATACTCTTCTCGAATTACATCTTTGATATTCTTGGTCGTACTAGACATAATTTTTTGGTTCGTATTTGGTATATAACGGATGTGTATAATTTACCATTACAATGTCTGGTATTTCATCATACACATATTTTTTAAATTGAGAAGCTGATGCATCAACAATCACGCCTTCTACCTCCACCCAATCATGGTCTATGGTATATTCATCATTTATTTCGTCCAATGGACTAATAAATTGATATGCTGCTGGCTCGTCCAATGTAAAATTTCCTTCCACATGTTTGGCATTTATACCGCGACTTTTTAGTTCTTTGACCAAATCTTTAGCAATGAACTCGCACATACCTTTTTCTGGGTATTTGTTCTTTACTCTGATAGCCAATCCCTCTATTATATCAGACTGGGGCAAGAACTGCGTCAATTTCATTGTTGATTTTCTTTAATTCTTTTTGACCTTCTTTGATTTTCTTCAAACAAGTTTTCCAATCTTTTTCTATACTCACTGTCAATTCAGCACGCACAGTATTATCCCACTCTTCAACAAATCCATTAGAATTGACATAAGTGAGTTTCTTTGAACCGTCTGATGCCAAATATTCTTTGCTTTCTTTTAGCTTTTGCTTTATATCATTCAAATAAGATAATTCATTCTCCAACAGTTTTTTTGTTTCGTATAGCTTAAACTTACCTTTGATACGCAGTTGAGTTTCTTCTTCAATCAAACAATCAAAACATTTACCGGTTTTTAGATGCATTTTGCGATCAATCTTTGATCCCCAACGAACCTCTGTTCCGCAGCATTTGCATTTATCATTGGTTTCCATACGAATGATGTCCGAAACTCTGGTCACTGTTGATGGACCATATTCTTTTTGTTCCCACTCTTTTCCGCTACTATCAGTCCAGCGTTCACCTGTTTTGCGAACAATAAACTTATCCTTATCGCCGGTATATCCTATTTTTACATAGGGTCTTTCTCCTGCCAAATATGACTTAATTATATCCGTGTTTTTCATAATGTTATAACCTTTTGTATATATATGAATGCTCGCTTCATTTATTCTTTGCGAACATTTATTATATGGATATTCCCAATATAGTTTTAGCCGCTTTTTGGATTGGAGCATATTCTGCTGGTTCCAAACCTGCTTGAGCCAAACCTTCCTTGGCTCTTTCCAGTGCTTTTATTTGAACATCTTTTGGTAGAGTCTTCATGAGTGTCAGTAATCCAACATAACTTCTAAAGTTTTCAATATCTTGACCACTTGGCTTGCGTTTAAAAATTAGTTCAAATACTTTATTTACGCTGTTGATACGATCTTCTGGTTTGCTTTCGCTGGCAGCAATGTCGGTATAAACATCTACTTTTTTACCTTGATAGTCCATATTCTTAGCCACCAGTCGGTATGCTCTGCGAACACCAGCATGACCAGAACCGCTTGTATTGAGTGTATATTCTGCCGGTAGAGCGTGTGTAACATTGACTGATACAACACTCTTGCCTTTGGTATCAACCAAACTCTTCAGCTGACCAGATTGTATCTTGAGTGCGGTTGAGTTGGTGACATATACTGCATTTGGCAGTGCGGTTGCTGCTCGTGTCAGACCACGCAACAAAATAGCTCCTGCCAATCCTTTGATTCCTGTGGTCAAATCTTGCCATGGAGAATCTTTGATAAACTTGTTCCATTCAGATGGTTTTTCAAATCCCTGTGGATCAAGTGTCATTTCATCTCCTTCAAAGTCAATTTGTACTACTTGTTTTACTGGAGCATAATACCACAATGTGACTGTCTGACCTGCCAAAGCACGTTGATTTTTTGTACGACCAACATAATAAAAATTCTTGCTTACTTTATTTTTTGGTGTTGCATTCCATTCAACTTGCTTGTCATCAATGCTATCTAAGTATGCTTCCATTGTGTCCAACTTTTCTTTTGGAACAATCACATCAACATCACCGAATCCAGATTTATATTTGGACAAATCTTTATATTTTTCATCGCCGCTCATTAGATATTGAGAACTACCGTTGAACACAAAACCATTTTCAATATACGGATTATTTTTCTTCCAAAAACCTACCTTACTATTTAGTGCATAAACAAGTTCTTTTACATCGGCGGATACAGAAGAACGAATGTCTTTACCTTGTGGATCAATAATCTTAAGTT